GGCAGGATTTCTTCTTTGTATTCAAGTCGTTTTGTAATAGCCATTAAGAACGTCCTCCAGACGAAATAGGTTTAGGCGTAGTTTTGAGCCGTTGCAGGCTCATGTTTAAGAATCAGTTCTGTAAGTAATAGTTGCGTGAATTGATGTGTCATCTTGCATCCACAAAGAAGAGTTACGGAGTATTGATGTACTGGCTTCTCTAAGCTCAATTCTTCCCATAGTGTTGCTATTATTAAGGCGGATAATTGCTTCAGAAAAATCGTTGTAAGTCGAACCAGTGTTTACGCCATTAATACGAACCTTGCCGATATAATACTCAGCACCGCTGCTGTTATCTGTTGACGTAAACGGTAAATCGTGAAATTCAAGGGCATTAGAAGTGCTTCGGCCAGAAGGTGTACCGTTTACAGTCATGTTAAACCAAACAGTAACAGTTGACCCCACTTTGACGTAGCTACCGTTTTTGTTGTCAACAGTTACATCGCCGCTGTTTTCAATAACAAGGCGCGGTGTAAATGTACCCTCTTCATAATCGTCGAGAGCGTTTGCTTGCGCCGTGTCGCCGTTGAAAGTTAGGCCGCCACTTGAGAGGATTCGCATCCGCTCGGTGCCATTGGTTTCAAAAACGTGAACACCATCAGCGCAACAGTTGTATTTGAGGTTGTCGCCATCACCTCTAAGGTGGTTGCGATCATTAGTCCCAGTAGTGCCATTCGTGCCAAGCTCAATGCGAACATCAGAGCCTGAGTTCAACAACAACCGCCCCGAGCTATCAACCGTTACTCGATCACTTCCATCAGTAACAACCTTAACTTCATTCGTTCCAAATTGCAGACCTGTGTCGGTGTCTGATCCCGTAATACCTGGATTAGCGGTGGTATTAGTACCGTCAATACGAATAGACATAATTAAACAATTACCCAAGTAGAACCGTCAGGAATAGTCACAGTTGCACCAGAATCAATAGTGATAGGACCGGCTGACATAGCATTTTTATTTGTACCAATGGTGTAATCTTCAGTAACAGACTGATCGTTTTCATAGAAAACTTGGTCAGTGCCACCACCAGACGCACCGCCTGCGGTACCCCAACTCAGGTTACCGGAACCATCAGACTTCAATGCATGACCATTAACGGTTGCATCAGCATCAGGAAGAGTCCAAGTAACGTTAGCTGAAATAGTTTCAGGTGCTTGGAAAGCAACCCAGTTACTGCTATCAGAATCAGCAAACCTAAGGTCTGACTGAGCATTAAGGGTAAGATCACCCGTCATAGCATCGCCAGCAACGGCAACGTAAATCGGGTTAGCAGTTTCTGTAGTGTCTACGTAGTTCTTAGTAGCAGCATCCTGCTCACCAGTAGGATCGGTAACACTGGTGATACGGCTAGTGCTTACATCAACAGTACCAGTACCATGTGGATTGAGAACAATGTTTTCGTTATCACTATCAGTAACAATTTGGTTACCATTAACATCCAAGTTACCGCCAAGCTGGGGCGTCTCATCCGACAGCAGGTTAAAGGCAATAGAACCTTCAGGGATGGTAACGAAACCAAGCTGTTGGTCTACCTCAAAGAACGGGTCATCGGTCTGGTTACCGCCGATAGTAAACTTACCGTTGTGGTCAGTTGTAGCAGTCCAGATCTTACCGTTGTTAAGTTCGGTTTTTTGACGGGTTTCATCAGGAACACCGCCATTTTCAGGCAGTGCATTGTAGTCTGTACCGCTACCAACATATTCCATCGTATGACCGCTAGAAGCAATCATCGAACGAAGGTAGAAGTTTACAGTAGCAGCATCGGAAATAGCGCCGTCAAGACCGAGGTTAGTGCTGCGATTGTTAGAATCAGGACGACTAACTTCTACGGTCCAGCCGCTGCCGTTTGCAGTTGCAGACAGAATAGGATAGATAACGCTGTTAACCTCAACCAGCATGTTAGTTGCAGGACGTTCAGCATTACCAAACCACGCTTCATTGTTACCATACAGGTTAGATCCTGCAGTAGGTGCATCGATGTTAAAAGTAGTAGCACCGTCGCTAGCAGCGCCGTCAACAGTAGATGTAAAGATAGGATTGGGAGACTTACCGTCAGCAATTAAAGCAAACCGACCAAAGTCAGTGGTTGATGCAGCAAGGTTAGCTTGACCACCGTTAATACACGTAATATGTGCGTGGTTAAAAAACGCATAGCTACTGGTAGCTTGCATGTAACCATTGTTGGTACAAAGAATACCAGGACCATCCAATGCGGTGTGGGTATAGCTATCAGCAACAATCGACCGCAATGGGCTATCAGCTGCAGGTACACTACCGTCAACCAAGATGCCACCACCAGTAGGAGCGGAGTCAAGGTCACCAGCAGCACCTTCACCAGGAGTATGTGGCGTAAAGGTTACGTTGTTGATTTGGCTATCACTAAAGTTCGTACAGTTTTGAACGTACGGAGACTTTTTAATAGTTGCACCAGGGAAGAACGCAAAGTTCCAACCTTGGTTAGGCGGCAAACCACGTGTAGAATCTGTGTACAAAGACCCAGTGTCACCACGTGTACCACTAGCCTTCATACCCGTAAGGGTAAGGTTTTGGAAGTATGAACCGCTGTTTACGCGGAACATGGTTTGCAGTTCTTGAGAGTGCGGAGTATCTACATCATAAGTATCATGATCACCTTCTGGAATCAATGGGTGAATGATACACGTACGCAGTGACTGACCGATAATGCCAATGTCATTTTTTTCAATGTCAAGTGGCAGAGTCTCAGCATAGATACCAGGTGCAACAGAAATGATACTACCATCACCTTCAGAGTCACCATTGATGTCTGACAAAGCAGCAGCAATAGTTTTCTTAGGACGGCTAATACGGTGACCATCGTTGCTGTCGTCGCCGCTAGCAGCGTCAACGTAGACAACCTTAGGCTGGTTAGTAAACGTACCGCCAGAAGTAATGGAGGTCCAGTTAGAACCAGTCCAAACAGACAGGGTCAGGTCGTCGTTAGGGTCAACCCAAACTTGACCAATACCAATACCATCAGTATCAGTTGGTGCATCGTTCTGGTAGTAGTTGTTAAACCTGCGGGTAGCAGCCTGTGCAGTAAAGATCTGATCGTCAGTACCGACTTGATCGTTGTCTGACTCTTGCTCAGAGAGAGTAATTTTATCAGAATCTTTGATACGATCAAGGTCAACAGAGTTAGCTGCAATGCCAAGCGTTACTTGACCACCGGTAGCAGACTTACTGAGACCAGTATTGTTGACAAGAATGTCATCCTCAATAGCCGAGTCAATCTTAGAATCAACACGGTTATCAATAGCTGCAGTGGTAGCAATCGTGGTATCGTTGTCAGGCCAAGTCTCGGCAGCTAGGATGGTTTCAGTATCATCATCAAAATAATTATCTTCCAGGTACTGTTTGGTAACAGCATCCTGTGCGTTAACAGGATCAGCCAGTTCGGTAATCCTGTTACTATTCATATCGACGTTAGTGTCGAACTCACCGTTAGACTTAGTGACAAACTGGTCTTCAAGTTCTTGTGCTGAATACAGCGTTTGAAGGTAGTTGTCGTTTAGATCCTGTGCACGGATAGCAGAACCTGCGAAAAATTCATTCCGCAGGCTTTCAATGTCCGTATCCCTAAAGATCCTTACGTTGTCAGTACCAGATGCCGGAGCAGTGGTAAAAGTAATTTCAGTAAGAGTCGAAAACGTGTAATCAGTGTTTTGAGTTTGTAAGGTCCCTCCGACAGAAACTTTAACGTCGGATTCCTCTAGATATTCAAATGGAATTGTAAAAGTGACGTCAGATCCGTCACCATCATAAAATACTTCAGTTGTAGCCATTACACATTTTAGATGTTAAAGGTTACGGGTGGTTATTTGTTTGTCATGGTTTGTACATCAAACCTAGGTGCTTGACCCATACGTTGATCCACTACGTTTCTACCAGCTTGGTAAACACGTTCTTGCAGATCATCCTGCATTTCTTGCGGCAACCGAAGTTCTGCAAGTTTCTTAGCCTGACGTGCAGCCGCGTCAATGTTAATGTAGAGGTTGTCGAACACCTTTTCGTCGATGTCTTTACCATCACGCAGTCGAAGACCGTGGATAGTATCGACCCACTGATCGGCGTCGTAGATCTTCATGTAGTGAGCAATGCGGTCTCTAAAATAACCATCCTCACCCATGATCTCGAACAACTTAGCCTTTTCTTCAGCCGTGTACTTAACACCGTTTTCTGCCACGTTAAACACGGGACGGGTGTCGTACTCAATCTTCATAAGGAAGTCAGCCTCAGGACGGTCTTTGCCTTCATAGATCTTCATAGGCATGACAGCGTTCCAGGCACGGATGAATGGGTTTTCTGCATAGCCAACCTTGTCACCGTAAAGCCAGTCTTTAAGTTGAGGCAGTGCACCCTCAGGATCAATGATGTCTGCTACACCGTTTTTGTTACGGATGTGAGCACCAAGTTCGTTTTCCACTACCCGCATACCGGGAGCAATGATCCTACCCAGATCACGTCGTACACCGTGAAGCGGTGCCATAGGACTAATAAAGTTAGCAGCCCAGCGAGTGCGAGCACCACCGTCGCCACGAAGGACGTCAAACATAGGCTCAAGACCAGCAAACATATCACGGCTAGTCAACGAAGCAGCTAGCACAAAACTAGCTTTTTCAAGGAACTGGTCTGGTTCACTGACACTGGTAAAGTTATCCATAACGTCAACAGTAAATGCCATCCAGTCACCGACAGGACCAAGCCAGTCGTAGCTGTGCCAGTTACCATCATCATCCATGAATGTTTTCTTTTGGTATTCACCAGCTTCTGCACGAACGCTTTGACGACCTGGGTCAAAGTGACCGTTACCACGAATCCTGCCTTGCAAGAACATACCAAAGGCAGCCATGATAGCAGCAGTACCGATAGCTTTCTTACCACGCAGTTCAGCACGAAGACCGTCAAACTCAGCTTGTGTAGCCTTAAGACCACGAGGCTTCATAAGTTTTTCAAGCTCGTCTGCGGTAAACCCTTCCATCGGTGTGTTAAACACAATCTTCCTGTAATCATCCATAAAGGCGGTGATTGGACTGTATGTACCGAAAGTAGACACAACGTTAGCACTGGTCTTAGGGAACAGTACAAACGGTTTCATCCAAGGGTTCTTTTTAATAAGATTGGTAAACGCCCGGACACGAGGAGTGTCAAGGTTAAGTGCAATCTCAGAAGTCGCGTAGTCAACGTAGTCATTTTTAATCAGACCCTTAGTGTCAAACATAGAGTCGTAATACTCCTTTGACTTAGCCTTGAAGGCTTCGGGTGTCATCTCAAGACCTTCGTCGATAAAGTCGTCGTAAGCCAGCATACGGGCTCGACCGTTAGCCATTACAGCACGGGTAAATCCGTCAAACGCTGACATGGCGTTGGCACCAAATCTAAGAATAGGGTTCTTACCTACAGCATCCAGAGTCTCTGCAATCTCTAGCAGAGCAGCTGGACCATCTTCACCACGCTTAGACGCTGCATCAGCAAAAGCACGGAGAAGCTCCATAGACTCTTCGTTGCGTACTGCTAGGTCGTCACGGACCATATAGCTTACGCTGTTCGGATCCTTAGACGCCATGGTAAATACCTTACCCATGTGCTTAGTGCCTTTGACAAAAGAATCGAGGACACCAGCGTAAGCAGCAAAACCACGTTTAATTTGACGAATGTCACCACCAATAACAGCACCACCAAGGTGGGCAACTGGTTTAGCGATCATACCGCCAACGTTACCAAACAACGCCTTTGCTGGAGTGCTAGCTGACGTAAGGATAGAGTTATAGTAGTTAGAGTACAAACCCTGAACAATAGCGTTAGGAATGTCAGGATGCTGGTCGTACACTGCTTTTTGAAGAGCAGGTAGACTCTCTTTGATGTACAGGTTAAGTTTACCCATGGTGTTAATGTCACCATCGGAAAACTCATAGGCAAGCCTAAGGGGATCAAAGAACTCAGGACGTTCTTCTGCAACAGCCTTTAGTGTCTGCACAAACTTCTGTGCCTCTGCTGCCTGTTCAGCAGCCAGGTCGTCAGCAGTTTTAGCAGCCTCACGGGCTGCATCTGCAATAGCTTCAACGCTGTTAGGGTTACGCTTCCAGGTGTTAAGGAAGTTCAGCTTTTGACCACGCATGGATTTAGCCAAACCAGTCTCCATAAGGAGATAGCCCAGTCGGTCAAAAATACGCTCTTGTGCCTGTTTAACAGCAAGAGTGCCTTCCATATTACGTGCCTGTTCAGCAATGTCAGAAACTTGACCAGCCAAAGAAGTTGTCAAATATGCTTGTGCTTTTTCAGCATCCATATTGACATAGTCGTCAAGATATTTCTTGATCGCTTTCATGCTAGCGTTGACACCTTCGTCAGTCAAGACAGCAGTCTTTTGACCAAGTCGTGTGTATTCTTCTTTGAATTCACCAAGCATAAGCTTGAGCCAACCAGGGTCAGCTTGTGGATCAGAAAGCAGCTCAGCTAGACGTGTACCAGCCTCGTCAATTTCTTTAAATCCGATCTTAGCTCCGTCAGGCAGGAAAGCGTCATACTCACCAGCTTTGCGAATCTGTTCTTTAACTGCGTCAACAATAGACCGTTTAGGCAGTTGATCTGCTTCTAGTCCATATTTAAGTGCAGCTTCGGAAACCAGGCTACGCAGTCTGCCGAATACAGTGCCTTGGTTGTTGTTAATACGTACGGCGTCCACACCAGCTCCTACAACGCCCATGTCGTCCACGGTACGTGTGCCAACCTCATCAGGATGGAAAACGTCGTGTACACCCTTTGTAGCCTCTGTTGGAGTAGGGTTCTTAGACAATGCAAGCTCACCAATCTCATTCAAAGATTCTTCTGTTTTAGCAACAGCAGCTTCCATGTTATCCATGAACGCCTTAGGATCAACGTCCTCTTCAGCCCGTGCAAACGCTTTGGCTGCAGATTCATCCTTGAATACGTAGTCAGTTACGCTACGTGTGCCTCGGATAGCACGGATAAGCTTGACACTTGCCTCTAGCCAGCTAGCGGTAAAGCCCAGCATAATGCCTTCGTTACGGTTCTTTGCAGCCCACACGTCAGGCGACTCACCGTCAAGGGTAGCCCAGTCGCTAGGAATCCAGCGATAGGTCATCGGCCAAGACTTCTTAAGCCAGCCAGCAAGGTTGTCGTCAACAGCGTTAAGCTTGTTAGTAGCATCAACGTAAGCACCAACACTTGTGTCAATGCCTAGCTCTGCCATCCAACTGCCAGCACGTGAGGTTTTAGGAAACCGAGTAGAGATAGCGGTAGCAGGTTTTGATGCGGCAAGAGTGCCTGCAGCTTGCTTGCCTGCACCACGCAGCATCAGGAATGGTAAGATAAAAGAGCTTAGCTCACGGATGCTTTGTGCAACCTCGTTCTCGTACTTAGGTGCTCTACGCAGATTAACGCCAGGAATTTTGTTAATCTCGTCGTTAAAGTAATCATTGAGACCTGTACCTGGTGCCGAAAGGATGTCAGCGGTAGTATCAAAAAAACCTCTAGATTCATTCAACCCACTTTTAGAAAGCGGGTCTTTCATGTACATCTCTTCAGCAAGCAACTCCTGTTCTGTTTTACCAGCAGGTTTTGCTTCGGTTACTTCTGCTACTTCAGGTTCTGCTACCTCAACTTCTGGATACAATCCTGACAGTTTTTCAGAAATAGCATCAACGTCCAGCTCTACTTCTTGATCTTCAAGTTCTTCAAAATCAGGTGTTGCTTCTGGTTGTTCTGGTTCTGCCAAAGCCTCAGTAAGGTCTGGCATTGTAATTTCAGTTAACGGATCGTAGTTCATTGATTACCTCTCATAAGTTCATCACGAGTAGCAATCAATGCTTCTCTAACTCTGTCTCTAGTAATTTTAGCTTTGTTTATACCGTCTTTGTAATAGCTTTCACCATTACGATATTCAATAGAAGCAAACTCCATTGACATCTGATCGATAGCGGTTTCTACATCAGTACTGTTGCCTTTCAAGAAAGCAGCAATAGCTTCTCTGCCGGGTTTATTCAGCAAAGTTGCCATAAACATTCTTTCTTGGTTTTCAGGTGTAAACTTGGCATCGGCTGGAAGACCTGCCAAATCTGCTGCTCTTTCAGGGTAAAGGAATTGATGTGTACCGACTGCTCCAGAATCTCGTCCGTCTTTTAGTTTTTCCTTTTGGAATGCTACTAGCTCGGTACGAATCTCCATGTCAAGCATTTCTGGGTAGTTTTCGTTAGGGTACATAGAATCATACTGACCCTCTCCCTCGGTAACAAGTGTACTGATTGGATTTTTAACTACCTGAGTGCTAGGACGGTTTGGTGTAGTAGGTTGTACAACACCTTGGAACGCTGAACGCACAGGCATTTCCTGTGTAGGACCGTACTTAACAGGATTAGTGTAAAGCGGTTTTCCTTTCAACCCAACTAATTCTGCAAACAATTTACGTTTGTCTTTAGTAGTATTGGCAACCTGTAAATACGCAGGGGATTGCGGTACCTCACCTGGTTTTAAAATACCGTAACCTTGAGCCGCAGCAATAACAATTTGCATAGGGTTTTGGATTACACGTTTGCCTAAAGTTTGGTTTATCTTTTTTTGCAAGCTAATAAAATGAGCGTCAACTTCACCGGTTGTTGAATAAGTTTCAATACTTTGCCTTATACCTTCAGCTAACATTATTCGTGATGGTTCTGCTGCAATTTGAGTCAGCACACCTTTTTGATTGCTAGCTCCAGACGTAATTGCACGTACGGTGTTGTTCTGCTGTGTTTCAATAGCATTCTCTTTGGCAACAGGATAATTATCAAAGTTACCGTTCTTAGGATTAACGTAGTATTTATGTTGGCTGTTTTTGCTGTCCTTTTCCCACTGTGCTATAGCTGTATCGCGTGCTTGATCTGCAATAGCAGCGTTAGTCAAGCGATCCTTAGGATCTAACCTGAGATTTGTCTGCATTAACTCATCATATTTATTATCATAAATGAGCTGATAATGCCTGTTAACACCAATAGCTTGTCCCTTTAGTTTACCTTCAGGGTCTACCATTGTACCTTTAGTAGAGCTGCCAATTAGATCAGAGATCTGCTTGGAACTGCTTGTGTACTCAGGAGTTTTTTTACGCTCTACTTGTTTATCTACCTTTTCACGAACTTCAGGTCCGACAACAGGATGAAGATAGTAGTCTGCATTTTGACTGGCGTTACCGGTTTGCAGGGCAATCTCTGCCTGCTCACGTAGCTGATTCATTTCATCAGCACCCATAGATCCTACACGAATCTGTTGGTCAATAACCTTCAACATGTCACTGGCATCAATACCCAGCTCTGCGGCTCGCTGTCTGACAGTTGTCTTGAAGGCAACGAAGTCAGATACAGACTTAGGATCGTCAGGGTTAGGTGCACCGAATTCAGCAATAGCAAACTTAAGGTCTTGTGTATCTGCCTTCAATTTGTTAGCCAGATATACACGACGAGTATCACGATACTCACGTGCAATCAATGCAGCTTGTCTAGGTGCCCGTTGCATCATGGTCTGACCGTCTTCAGAAAACTCTGCTACAGTCAAAAGAGTAGGAATATCATACTCTGCACCGTTCTCTGTTGTAGTCTTAATTGTAGATAGAAGTCTTTCAAAAAAGTCAGCACGTTGCATAGGTCTAGTGCCGTCTTTAGTCCAAATACCTTTAGACTCTTGAAACAAAACAGCTAGACCTTTCATATCTCCTGTTTTGATTCTATCTATTGCCGTGTTAAAACCATCTGCAAATTGTTTTTTACCAACCTTTGCTCTGTACTGTTTATCATAAGCTGCTTCTAACTGATCATCTATTTTATGCATTACTGCAAATGCATCTGTAAGAAGTTCATTGTTAGTATCAGCCATGTAAGAATGACCTAAAAACGCTGTACGTAAATGCGTTCTAATTTGACGATCAATAAAAATAGGCTGATCTTGATCGTTGATCCTTACCATTATCTGATTGCCGTTTTCATCATTTACGGGAATCTCTGTGTCATTGGTTAACCGTTGACCTTGAGCCCATTCAGGATAATGGTTTGTAACTAAATGATTAGCTAGCTTCTGTTTTAATCTAATTTCACCATGATTAGAGAAATTAAAAATACCTTGTACAGTATCGATACCTGCACCGTTTTGAGCTGCTTCTCCTGCTTGACCTTTAACTACATCATCAACACGCTGTGATTGATCTAAGATGTTTTGGTAAACTTCAGATCGTTTTAAAGCACCACTTCGATGTAATTGAGAGAAACGTTCATCAGCTCGTGCCTGTTGAATAGCAACGTCTACTTGCTGTAGCTGGATAGCAGTGTTAACAGCTTTAGGAACCAGCTCAGCAAACTGTTCTAAGAACGAACGGTCTTGCATACCGTAGTCTGCCTGAGCGTTAGCCTTACCGCTTTGCGCTAGGTTGGCAAAGCTTTGTTGAATAATAGATAGGTTCTGTTGAAGTTGCGGGTTAGGATCAGGAAGCTTGAGTGGATCAAACGCTTGCGATTGAGCAGATGCCTGAAACTGAACCTCAGAAAGTTCTGGTAGTTTCATAGTTATCCCGTAGGATTAGCTTTTTTGTAAGGAGACGTAGGGTTAAATACAGAGTCGAAGTTCTTGTACGCACTCAAGCCGGTCTGGACACCACCCATGATCTTCATGGCAGTGTTAAAGAAACCACCACCACTTTGAATAGGTGCATTGTACCCACGTGCTGCCATCTCAGCAATAGGTGCACCACCAATGATCGGTTGAGACGTAGTAAGGTTAGCCTGATCTAGTGCTCCAGAAATACCGCCGATGTTACGACCATATTGACGTTGAGCACTAGCAATACTTTCGACAAACTTAGCATTGTTGCGACCGTAGTCGCCAAGAGTTTTGATGGCTCGGGCTCTGTCTGCGCTTTTCCCGTAGGATTCAGTTGCAGCAGCATAGCCTTCGGCTTCATCTAGTTGACGTAACAAGCCTTCCTTTTGGAAAGCAAACGACATCATCTGTTCTGCAAACTTAGCTTGTTCGGTTTGGAACGAAGCATTAGCAGCAGCATAGTTTTCGTCAAATTGTTTGTATACTTGTTGTACCGTACGCTCGTATGCACGTGCACGGTAGTCATTCATTATCTCTGTCTTCCGACGAGATAGTGTGTTTTGGTATGCTTGAGCGCCGATCTGTGCAGAGTTATCTTTACGTCCTCCGAACATAGATGCGACACCACTAACGATGCCAATACCGGCACTAATTGTTCCGATTGCCATTAGGGTCTAGTCCAATAAAATTCCTTTAGATGTTCGTTGACAAACCAGTCAGGATGCCATCGTCGCCAACGTGAAAACGTTTTCCATTGTTTTTCAGGGTCAGCACTTGTACAATCTATAAAGATCGTATCTCCTGCTGGTATCAACCAACGTAATCTAAGGACTTCATTGAACCCACGTGGGATTGTCTTGAAGCCCTCAGTACCGGTCATGTGTTTGTGTAAAGATCTTCGGCGTCGATTTTGTTTTACGTGATACCAGTCGTTTATCTGTCGTCTAGATTTACCTACACCAAAACCTACCTTCCACACCACTGCACCGCTAGGCATCTTGTCCCATGGTTTGATAAACACTTTACATAGGTGTTTGCCTACTTTAATGGTAGATGTCAGTGTACGGCGGTGTGGTCTGTAAGTCATGATCGGCGGTAGAATCGACGGTTGTAGTTACCTTCCCATACAATGTTCAGCAAGCTGATTGGGAAAGGAGTGTCTCCAATAATTTTGATAGTTAGGTTTTCGTTACGTTGATAGATTGGTACATCATGCGTAGCAGATGCAGACAAGTTAACGTTGTTTAACACATAAGTGTTAGGCAGTGTAACGTTAACAACGTTGCTCCAACTATCCCTGCCAGTAATGTCAACCTTGTAAGTGACAGGACCGCTAAGCCCAGTAGATACCTTGATACGATGCAGGATTAAATCAGCCGTGCTATCAGTAATAGAACGTTGACCTTGTGTTTCTGTAGCGTACAGGGTAGGCAGTTCAACAGACATGTCATACACATATCCGATAACCAAATCACGTCCACGGTAATCACCGTCTAATGTTACTTGGTTGCTAGATATATCATCATCTTCAAAGTAGAAGACAGAACCCTCAGCTTCACTGGTTGCAGAAATGGCGTCACCAATGTAAGTACCGATGGCTACCACTGCTAGCTTCTTACCAGTGATGTGATCAAAAGGTAGGGTTACTGTAGTTTCATTGTCTGTAGCCGAGTATTCTCTATAGGGATTGATGTTAAACATATCCAGACACACGTCTGTTTTCTCACCCGTAGGTAGAGTCAGATACCCTGATTCACTAGCCTGTGTCAGGTCATACGATGTCAGATATACGTTACTACCAGAGCTGGTCACAGCATAGTACGTAGTCTTATCAAAGAACTGCAACCGCAGGTCTCCAGTAAGCTTCCATTTGTACCAGGTCTGGACTCGGTTATCACCTTGAATAAAGAACCTATGTTGATAAACAGTATCACTACCAGCCTTGCCAAGTGAGATAATAGACATAGCTGGTGAAGATACCATTGTGTCAATATCACTAGGTACGTATTCAGGTACGTTTTGTGTAGCCTCATCAATCGATGCAGCAGCCTCTTTTTGAACGTTAAGCATCAAAAATAGCTTGCTGTATAGATTAGATTTACTAATAAATGCTTGAGCTGTACCAACAGCTACGGCGTCAATAGATGAATCACATTCAAACGTACTGATAGTATTGATCTTAGTTGTAGTAGGACTTAGAACGTCAGCATCTGTAGAAAGCAAGAACTGTTCATTAGGACCAAATATAAGCAAACCTACGCTAGTAGCAAGCGTGTAGTTTAACGACACAGAACGAACAGAAGTGGCTTCAATGTCGATAGGATCGTCAGGAGCCACTACCTGAGAACTGTTAGCAAAAAAGTTAAAGTAATCACCAGCTCGGCTCATGATCACAGCTTCGTTAGCCAGCATACCCAAGCGGTTACGGAAGAAGAACAGGTTACTAATCTTCTTACCAATAAAACTAGGGATAGGGTTGGTGTCGTTATCACCTACCAACCGGTCACTCCAATCTACAGGCTCGTATTTAAAGACACCGTTAGCTTGACGTACGAGCTGGTGAGGCATAGTTGTCTCATCAATCTCAAATTTAAGGCCAGGACCAATGGTTTCTTCCCATACACCAGGACCACGTGAAGCACCGTTGCTAGTTTTAAATTCTACATATACATCGTCAGCGTTCACGTCATCACTGTTAGTAACTCTAACAATGTAACCATTTTCACATTGATTAGGTAAACGTGACGCCAGGTTAATCTGGTCTTGGAAAGCAAACAAACCCTCTTCAGAAGAAGATCCAGAAGTGGAGATTGTAAAGGCACTGGTACCACTGATATAAATACCAGGTCCAACTTGCGTTGCAGTTATACCACTCATACTGTTGATAGCTGTAGCCAGAGCAGCAGCAATAGTACCTGCATCGGTTGTAGCTCCTGCTACTGTGTCAGGAGTGCTGTGTGTATTTACAGTGCTATTAACAGTAACTTTATAGTCTGCGTTATATGCAACAGTACGGATAACTACAAAGGCTTCATTTGCTTGTGCAGCAGACGTAGTAGACTTCATAGCCGCAGTCTTGTTTTTATTCAAAACAAAGGTGTAGTCATTGATTGTTAGGATCTCAATGTCTTTAGGCTTGGCATCTGCTAAATATGCATCAGTAGGAATGTTTGAAGAGCCGATTGCACAAGCAGTAACCTCTTCATCGTAAAGCTCTTTTGCATCATCTTCAAGATCCTCTGCATCGTCGAAGGCAGTCTGAGCTGACTCCATATCGTCGGAAGCAGTATCAAGCTGATCTGCGTTATGGGTAGCAGCTACATCTTTCTCTACTTCATACACACGATAACCATCACGCTTGAACCACGGATAGTCATCTGTGCGATCGTTACCTAAGACATAACCTGTAGGCATTGCAGCGCCTTTAGCAATAGACCCGGCGTTAGTGCCTGCATCTTTAATAATACGCTGACCGTTGTCGATACGTTCAAGTACACCAGACTTTAGAGTCTCTTCATAGTAACCGTTCTTATACGTAACATCTACATCAAAAAGACTTTCTTTAGTAGCAGTTTGACCATCATTGGCTTTTTGAAAATCAGCTTGAGCTTCATGTAGATCTTCTAGCTCTGTATCTGTGGTTGACTGTGCAGTGTTATATGTATCTAGATCAGACTTAAGATTAGTGATGTTGCAACCACTAGGCTGTCCAGTAGCAGCAGTGGTACCCATGTCCACAGCACGAGGTTTTCCATCGATCAAACTCCAGATACGAAACTGTCCGTCAGTGGTGTCGTACTGACAGACATACTTTTCATTTTCATCCCGAAGGATTGGAAACCAACGTCCACGTGCTTCGGCATTGTAAAGTTCTGCTTCAAATTTACCACCTGGTCGCTTGAGCAGTCCGAGCGCATAATCAGGAAAGACGTTAGAAGCTTCTCTAACTTGACCCGGAAACTTAAGTTTGTCAGGTTGCTGGGACACACCCAGAAGCAAGTTAGGAATCCTTTGGGAAATAGTACTCATCGTGCAAGTGCGTTATATGGTTGATAGTTGTTGTAGTAATTCTCACCATCACGCCAACCAAAGATAGTGTATTCACCTTGGTTACAGTCGTACTCAACTGCAGTGGCACGGGTCATGATTTCTTGTTCTTGCAGTAGTTGGCTAAGCTGTGCCTCACCAACTGTTTTGATTGCAGACATACATGCAGCTCGTGCTGTAATGTAGTTCTGAATTGGAGGCGGTACATCATCAAATTCATACAACCAGGTAATGTCAACCTTGATGTCTTTCTTAAATTTGTAGGTGTGGTGAAGTCGGTCGTAGAGTTTCTTTCCACGTCGTACTACATCAAAGTCATCACGATGTTCTTGTTCGTTGGTATCGACTTGTAGTGCGTTGGTAGGATACAGGATCTCTTCAGTTGTAGAGTCTGGTTTGAGCGTGTAGTTGCGCTCCTGGTTAAACATCCAACCTTCACTTTGGACCTGCTTGTTTACTTCTCGCAGGGTGGTAAGCACGATAGCAACCTCAGGGTTCTGAAGGTCAAGCGTGGTGACAGGAGCCTGTCCCACGGAGCTTAGGATTTGATTGACAGCATCCAGTTCGGTGGACGCAGCATAGGTGACAGGCATAGTAGTAATAATTAAAAAAAAGGGCTCCCGAAGGAACCCTTGTATAAGATCAAATAAAGATCAGAAAGCGGCAGGCTTGGTAGCGGTGCCAGCAAACAGTTCCACGCAAGCGGAAGGATTCAGGTAGTCAGCGCCCATGGCGAGACGACCCAAGATCACGTCACCCTGATAGATCACGGAGACGTCACCGCTGGTGACTTGGACTTGAGGTCCGATAGCTTCCACGCAAGCAGCACCTTCACGTTGGAAGATGAGGCCGCAGGAGTTTGCGAATTCGGTTTCTTCACCGTACTCGTTGTCGCCACCGATGCCGGAAACATCGTTAGCAGCGTCTTCCATAGCAGGAGACACGAAAGAACCGGTGTTACCAGGATCAGTAATACCAGGGTTCGTGGCAGAGCCAGTACCAAACTTGGTACCGTACTGGCTGAAGAACGGAATGTTCATAGACTTGAAGATCTTGATACCGGCGATTTCGACGATACCTTGACCTTTTTGACGTGCAGTACCTTGCTCGTCACGGTTGATCAAACCGTTGTTACCGACCTCTTGGATCAGTGCATAGTACTGACGAGGGTTCAGAACGCCGACGCGGCCTTCCTGAGATACACCCTTTTCGTCCATTGCAGCTGCGGCGTCATAGAACGCGGTCACAAGTGCAGAAGCAGAATAAGCGTCAGAAGCGTTGGTGGTAGTGCCAACACGCACCTGGGTACCACCGGGCTCAACAAAGTTGGTCTTGGTGATAGGAGATGCAGCACGTGCGCCACGAGTAATAGAACGGAAGATCAGACGGTCATACTTCTCAGCGAGAGCATAGCCGATCTTACGGGAGATCTCAGAACGCAGGTCGTAGTGTGCGAGAGTCTCGTCAAGGTCGTAAACGAAAGCGCTGGAGATCAGCAGGTCGTCAACCGTGACGGTCTTCTCGGCCACCGGCGGCGCACCGTCGGAGTTACCGAGGATTGCGTTGCCAGGGGTATGATACTCAGCCGTGGTACGACCGGTATAGATGAACTGCATAGACTTACCGTTGGTAAGCGTACGCTTGGTAACCAGGTCACGAGCGATTGCATTGTACTCGAAACCTTTGAACATTTCACCTGAAAAGAGCTTCAGGTAAAGAGCGCGGGCGTCAGTCCCGCCATTATCTGCACCAGGCCGTGTAAGGTTGGTGGTCAGATCAGAAGATTGATGTGCCATTTATAAGGAGTAAAGTTAATGTAGCCTTTCTCCCAAACGTTTGGAAATTTTTGTTGCAAAATGTTGTGGTCTATCCCACCGTCATGACGGTTAGAGGTATCGGCGTACCGGCTCCAACCAATGCAAGGGAGGTCCGACTCTGAGGTGCCTCCCAAGCTATTACAGAAGACCTTTAAGGCACTTCTTTTGTTTACGGCATTGTGCTTTCTTATCACCACATTTGCCACACCGTTTAAATACTCCTTTATTTTTAGAAGGTGAGTAAGGGACAGGTGTAGCTTTTGCGAGTGAAGTTTGATGCGCCATGTTAGTTAAGAACAGTTTTTTTGTAAGCTGTGCCACGGTAGCACAGTGCGACTTCCTTTTCTTCTCGGAGCATTTTGTGATACTCTTTGATGATGTAGCGCTTTTCGAGATCAGACATAGTTCGTACAGGATAAAACCTAAGCCCCGTTCCATGCTTAGGTAACATGCGTCCCGAAGGATGAACGTACGAAATAATTAGCCGATTGCTGGTGCAGTCAGAGCGACAGGCGTGCTGTCAGCTGCTGCCAAGTCCAGCGGAAAGTTGTGGGCGTTGCGTTCGTGCATGACCTCCATGCCGAGACCAGCTCGGTTCAGGATGTCCGCCCACGTATTGATGACGTGACCTTCACGGTCTTGGATGGATTGGTTGAAGTTAAATCCATTGAGGTTGAAGGCCATGGTGCTGACACCTAGTGCAGTGAACCAGATACCAACCACAGGCCAAGCAGCCAGGAAGAAATGCAGACTGCGACTATTGTTGAAGCTGGCGTACTGGAAGATAAGACGACCAAAATAGCCATGAGCGGCAACAATGTTATAAGTCTCTTCTTCTTGTCCGAATTTGTAACCATAGTTTTGGCTTACTTCTTCAGTTGTCTCACGGATAAGTGAGGAGGTAACCAGGCTACCATGCATAGCAGAGAATAGAGAGCCACCGAAGACTCCAGCAACTCCCAGCATATGGAATGGATGCATAAGGATATTATGCTCTGCCTGAAAGACAAACATATAATTAAAGGTACCTGAAATGCCGAGTGGCATTGCATCAGAGAAAGATCCTTGTCCGAAGGGATACACCAGAAAGACGGCACTCGCTGCTGCAACAGGTGCAGAGTAAGCAACGAAGATCCAAGGGCGCATACCTAGTCGATAGCTAAGTTCCCACTCTCGTCCCATGTAAGAATAGATGCCAATGAGGAAGTGGAACACGACGAGCTGGAACGGTCCCCCGTTGTAGAGCCATTCATCAAGTGTAGCAGCTTCCCAAATTGGGTAAAAGTGTAGTCCGATGGCATTGCTGCTCGGAACGACGGCTCCCGATATGATGTTGTTTCCATAGAGGAGGGAGCCTGCGACTGGTTCTCGGATTCCATCGATGTCTACAGGCGGTGCTGCCACGAAGGCAGTTACAAAACAAATAGTGGCAGCCAGCAGGGTTGGGATCATAAGGATACCAAACCAGCCAACATAAAGACGGTTGTTAGTGGACGTCACCCAACGGCAGAACTCTTCCCAAGTAGAACGAGACTGCCTCTGTGAAAGAATAGCGGTCATTAAAAGTGCGGTGTTGTAGTTTACGTGGGTATGTATTTGAGCACTTTAATGAAGCCCGCCCAAGGCTCACATCCAGTGGCGGGCTGTATGGATCAGAAGCTATACTTCAGACCAGCCTTGGTGCCATAGGTATTGGTGTCATCGAACGCAGCCGACAGCTCACCATAGACGGAAAGCTTTTCGGAAGCGGCGACGGAGCCAAAGATCTTGCCAGACAGCACGGTGTCCTGCTCGCCACCATCAGGGACGACAACAGAAGGACCGCCTTGGATCCCCCAAGAACCGAAAGGACCTTCAGACTCATAACCGACATGGAAGTCGGTAGTCTGGGAGGTGAAGTCGGAGCCGGTGAATCCAGCATTGTTTTCAACGTTCACGTAGGGACCAGCAATAGCAGCACCATGTGCCATGCCGAGGAGGAGACCGGAAGCGATAATAGATTTCATGAATGTGTTACTTTTTCTTAGCAGTTTTAGCGGAGCGTCGGAAGTTAGCAGCCGTGGGTGCTCCTTTAGACCCAGGCTTTCTCATTTTTTCACCAGACCCAGCAGCGATACGCTTGCGTTTGGCATGGATGTTTGCATATAGTCCAGGTTTTTGTTTAGCCATTTAGCATTTCCATTTGCGTAGTGCCAGCGCCTTGCGGGTTGGCTTTCCATTCTTTCGCATCGGTCCTTTGACACCTTTCATTCTAGCGCAGAAGGACCGCTTGCGTGGACCACCACCAGGCTGAGGAGCCTTGAGGTTAGACCCTGTTGCACGGTTGTATTTACGACGGCCAGCAGCAGTCAAGCCACCGGATCGTGATTTGTGTTTGCCGATCTTGAGGCTGACTGATTTAGCCATTATTTTTTAGTTCCTTTTTTAGGGGGACGGCCTTTCTTAGTGCCGTATGTTCCTTTACCTTGTGGCATTACCAGACTCCGGGGATAATTTGACCAGTGATTGCATACGCACCGAGCGCAGCCATGACGCCTAGCATAGCCAGGCGACCATTCAGCTTTTCAGCCTTTTCGTTGTGGGTTTCAGTTACGTCCATAATCGTCATAGGTGGTTCTTTTGCGTAGAGGTTTAGACGACCTCGGTCTTCAACAACAGCGGACATCAGAAATCAAGGTTAGAGTTAGCAAGTTTGTCCATGACCTCTTGCCGATAGGCAGGGTCACGGTCGTAGCGTGGATCGTTCATAGCACGAACAACCTCAGCTTGACTGCGGTAGCCGTTACCAGCTTGAGCTGGCTTACCTTGAATCATGTTGTTTTCGTAGCCCACGTTGTCGTTGTATTGTGATTGGAGACCTCGCAGTGCAAGGTTAATAGCGGCAACATTACCTGATTCAATGACGTTGTCGAAAGCTTGTACTGTGTCAGCGTCAAGATTCTCTGCAGCCCAGGCAGTCATCTGCTGGTACTGTTGCTCACCACCTACACTGTTGTAGATGGAGGATACCTCTTGATCATTCAGCTCACGACCTTCCTGAACAGGTGCATCTTCTAGGGTGTTTTGATACCTAAGATACGCATCGACCAGATCTTTACTATCCATGGCAGTAAGTTTTGCCATCGACTCTTCACTGATCTCACCGCCTTGTGCAATTTCATCATCGATACTGTTAAACGTAGAGAAGATTTCTTCAGCCGGTTCATCAGCTTCAGCCTCTTGCTCAGGTTCTGATTGCTGTTGCTGCTCACCGGATCCAAGTTTTTGTTGAAGCTCAATGTAAGCTTTCTCTAGATCCTGAGCAGACTTGTACTTACCAGCAAGCAGTTGGTTTTGCTGGTCTTCCATAGCTTGACCGACAGCAAGAGTTTCCTTGTCTCGTTCTTCAGCAATTTGAATTGCTTGTGGGTCGTTGCTTGGATCGTAGGTAAGAAGTTCTGCCATGTGTTACTCGGGTGAAATAGCCTCAGCCAACATAGCTTCAGCGTTAGGGTTCTTAGAAGGATCCATCATAGGTGCCTTCAATAGTTGTGGTGCTTGCTGCAGTGCAGCCATCTCTTGCTCTTGCTGTGCAGCTGCATCAGCTTCAGCTTGACGGTCGTCAACACTCTTAACAAGGTTAAGAACATCAATGCCTTGTGCTGCTGCCAGCCGCTTAATCGCTTCGTCAGCGTTGATAAACGTCATCAAAGCATCAGGACCAAGAGTCTGAGCAATCGTTTGGATGAACGCAGTCAAGGACTCACGGTCTTGACCACGACCCAGTGCGTTGATACCAGCGATGATAGTCGGTGCAACCAGATCTTTAGGATACTTAGGAAGCTGACCGCTTCGGGACAGCACCAGTAGTTTCCTGTTTAAGTAAGGGACCAGGAACTCTACGGTCAGCAGAGAGAAGAGACCGCCGAGTTGCTGCTCCAGTTCGAGCTGAGTGAGACGAACCTCCTCAGCAGTGGTGCGTTCAGACTGACGCACAGTCAAGACAAGGAACGCTTCAAGGATACGACGCTCAAGGGTCTGCATCATCTGCAGAGCCGTAGAGAAGTCAGCAGTCTTACCGACTTGGATGACACCGATGTCCTCGGGTCGCCCTTGTACGATAGCTCCGTTGCCTGCCTGGGCAATGGTCTGTGGCTTGGTGGTAGAAGAGGGGCTGACTACAAAGACCACCTTAGCGGCGCTTGCAGAGCCTTCTACCATAGCTTGTGACAGAGCGTTGAGTGACTTGAGGTCACCCAAGAATTCTTCAACACGTCCACGACCATAGTTCTCACCATCAACAGAGTTGAACCGGAGTACCAACCAAGGGTTAGCATCCTTTGGTGACTTGCCGTCGGTGTTTGGAATGACTTTGTCGAAAGCTTCTTGATGCCAGATCCAACGATTGTTGTCTAGCTTGACGTGTGTGTAGATCTCCACGTCATCAGCGTTGGAACCATAACGGCTGCCAACACTTTGTTCTTGCTTAAGTTCTTGGAACTCCTTTGGCAGGAGTTGTTTGTTAATAAGTTCTTTGGTGACGATCTCAATTACGTTACCGTTACCATCACGTTCTACGACGTAGCGGTTGAGCGGATAGTGTTTGATCCCCTCCTTACCCATAAACATCAATGCGTTGCCACCAACCACCAGGTGCTTGATAGCTTGGTGAACAGCGACACGATCACTAGAAGAAGCGATCGAGTCCATCACCATACGCTCCATCTTAGCAAAGCTCAGGTCAAGTTCAGACCGAATCTCAGCAGGCAGTTCAGTGCCGAGCTTGTCGTCACGAATCTGTAGCTTAAAGAAAGAAGTCTGAGGTGGCAGCAGTGCTAGCATCAGTTTAGATGCCAAGGTTACTACTGCTTTACTGCCTACACTTTGCCAAGGTTGACGTAGATTTTTATGAGAAGGGCGCAGCTCATCACGTTGGATGAGATAAGGAAGGGTCAGTTCAGAACACTCAACTGCAATGTCAAGAAATTGATTTCGGTGACTGCTTAGATGATCGTACCTACTACGTGCGTTCATTAGCCTAAGTTAGTTCCTGTTCCTTGAATTTTTAGATTGGTTCCAGCTGAACCAGAAGGTCTACGAGTTGGGATTGTTTTGATGTCACCCACTCGTTTGCCTTGCTTGTCTACTTTGTACTGAGTAGTTGTACCACTCATACCACCACTACGTGCGATAAACAATTTATCATAACGAGCGGTGCTTTCTTTGAGCTGTTGCTCAAGGGCTGAGATACGAGCGTCTCGTTTTTTAACTTCATCTTGATTGCCAGTCAAGATTTTTCCCATGGAATTATTGGCACCCATTAGCCTAGATTAGTAGATGAACCTTTCTGCTCCATAGCAATACGCAGACGGTCACGTCCGACACCACCAGCTCCACGCTTCTTACGTTTCCTGCGTTTGATAGTCGTAGGTGCTCGTGACAGTTCAGCTACGTTGGCTGCCATGGTTTGCTCCAGTGCAGCCTGTTGCTGCTGGTTTTGTGCTTGAATCTCAGCAAGACGCTGCTTGTTTTCAGCCTCAGTTTTTTTCATTTGTTCTTCAAACCGACGTGCATCTTCTTGTGCACGACGTTCAGCATCGCGTCGGGCTCTGCGCTCACGCCTTGCTGCTCCACCATCACCCATTGTTAAAGTTCCTCGTTTTGAATACGTGAGTTGATCCAGTCCACAACACTACGCTGACCGGCTTGATACATAATCGAGTTGATCTGATCAGTGGGACCGGGATTGGTCAACGGAAATCTGTCCTCCAGTTCACTGACCAGAGCATCCACAGTCAATCCAAGACTAAGCGTACTGTGGGAGGTTTGTATTTGCATGTTCAAAGAAAGCAGGCATACGCGCTGCACGGGTGGCGGCAAGTTCTGGTGCCTTGCCTTCATACATCAGGCGGTCACTAGAATCGAGCCAAAATTTTTTGTCCAGATATTTATCGTCATGACTCCCGAGGGGCTGCATGACCCAGTTGATCGTAGCTTTACGGAGCTTGTCCAAAGAAGGACTGATGTTGTAGCCCAGCTCGGTGTGTACCAGTGAGTTCACCGCCACATGGACCTGTTCGTCCCGTGAGATGTCCGCTGAAATGGTCCTCATGCCAGCGTCACCATTAAAGCGGAAGAATGGTAGAAGAACGAAGAAGATCGCACGCTCGGCAACCAATGCTTTGGTGATCGTGTGATCTGGATGTGCTTCCCAAGCGGCTTTAAGCCTAAGGGCTTCCGCCTCAGCTTTCTCATCAACTCCGTAAGCAGAGGCGACGTAACCAAGAGCGATGTCGTGGTTCTCTTCGTCTTGAACGTTAGAGTGGAGTATTTCCCGCGCAAGATCTGGAACTTCAGTGGAGAGAGCATCAGTGATAAACTCTCCCACAGGCAGTTCCATGTGTCGCAATGCAAGTGCACGGTGGATCGTTGCTTCCGCACCTTCTTTGCAGGTACCGGCAGTCATCTGCACCGGTGTCCATTTTCTTTTTCGATTGAGTAGTTTTTGATAAGGGTTCATTCTTGACAGTCACAAGTGAGTTCTTCATTCAGAATGTCTGCAAGATACTCATCGACGTCTTCCTTGATAGCTGCATAAACATCAGACTTATCTTGTGTATCGCCCATGACTTGCAGACTATAGTAAAGGGAGGTTTGCGGAGATTCCAACCACTCTTCGATAAAGGCGTTGTCGTATGTGACAACATCACTCCAACTGTTGAAGCTATACCCGTGAAGAAGTCCCGTGTTGTTGAGCAACGTCATGATGCCATCGGCAACACGCTTGTAGTTGTCCCAACCAACTTCTGCGGCGATCTCTACATCGCCATATTCATATGTTTGTACCCCGAACGTACCGCTGTCACGGTCTACCGTCCGGCTGATGGGTGGTGCGATTTCTGGTGCTTGAGTATAGCCATCCAGATCTCGGCTTCGATAACTGCAGGAGGCAGTGGGCGCGATAGCAAAGGCTCGAACCATACCAGCAGAGCGAGCAATCTCGGCTGCAGCTTTAATACCAGCGTCAAACTGGGAGACCAGTTCATAGGCTGGTGTGCGTACCACTTCTCCTGCATTGTACTGGTCCAGAGCAAGCCCGAACTGCTCATAGGTTACTCCGTACCGCCGTAGTAGGTTAGCAAGTCCGAGTAGTCCCAGCCCAACTTGTCGGTCGGTTTCTGAAGGGAGGTACTCACCGCTTTCTCCAACACCTGTTTTGCCATGGAGGCTGCACAGCTCGGACATACCTTCAGCAAAAGCTCGCGGGATGTCGTCGAATTCACAGGCACCGAGAGCGACATGCTGTAGCAAGCAAGTTCCTCGTGAGGGCAGGTAAACTTCAAGGCAGACGTTACCTCGGATGCGGTTTCCTTCATTGTCATACTTTACTTTGTTGAGCCAGATGTCACCTGATTTGATGCCATAAAGGAGTTCTTCTTTAAACGTGCAAGCCTCCCACCACTCCGGCTTGATGTTGATACATCGCTTGATCCAGGGTAGCTCATGGCGAGGAGTTTGTATAAATTCAAGTGCATCAGGATGGCTAAGATCCAGGTGAGCCACCACAGCACCGTTCTTGTACACACCGCCGCGACGAAGGATCTCATTCAGCGTTGAGTAGATTTTTGCAAAGGAGACTGGTCCAGATGCAACCAACCCTTTGTCATTTTCTGTTCCTTTGGGTCGCAGTTTCGACAAGTGGACCGCGCAGCCTGCTCCGAAACGTAAAGCATGTGATACAAATTTCCAGGATGCTTCAATACCATTTTCTCCCTCGATAGAATCTTCTACGGTAAAAACGGTGCAACTGACAGGCAACCGGGAGGTAGGGTCGTCGATCCAAGACTGGACTCGACCGGTGCGTGCGATGTATGAGGTGGTCATTCGATAATAAGGTCTTTCAAATTTGGTGGCTGATAGTTAGGTCCTTTCATGACCTTACCATCTACTCGGTAGATAGGTTTTCCGTCCTCTCCGAGTTTGGACATGTTTGATTTGTGGACACGATGCATTGCTTCATCGAGATCCCATTCTTGAGAGGCAGCAAACTGGTAGCAAACATACACCAGGTCAGCCAGCTCCTTCAGTTGTTCACACTCATCCTTCATGTGATAGGCTTCGTGAAACTCTGACCATTCTTCATCGATCAAAGCTTTCTGACCACTCCGTCGGTCCTTCCCAGTCGTCAGTAAGTACGCGGAGCGGAACTGTTCCGCCTGATCCATCAGGCTCGTGTGTATGTAGGAGTTCATTCTCAAGATAGTGGATAGCTTTTTTAAGGTCTTTAACCTTTGTGTTATCACCCTTGAAACCGGCTCTGCAAATATATTTAATAGCATTACCAAGGTGATAGTTGAGTTCTTGATCCCGTATGAAGTCCCAGACTTCTATGGATCCTCGGGTGTAATGGGCGGGTGACTTGTGATCCATTCCTTAACTAGGTTGGAAACTGTGTTGCAAAGGCAGAAGTTCTGCCGTTGTAGTGCGATGAACAACGTGATGATGTCATCCTTGTCAGCCTCAGGCAGTAGGTCCTTGAGGCGTCTGATCTTGAGGTCCTGCTCCATCGTCAGCTCTGTTACTGGCGGTGGCGGGAGTCCATCGTATGACCTGTTGTTTGCGTTGGTCAAAATCTTCGTGTGTGAGAATTCGTGCGAGTCTGGCATTTGTCAAAGCAACTTCTTCGTCTAGACCTTTGTCTGCGAACGCCTTGACAACAGTCTCCCACGTGTACCCGTTCTCTTCAAACAGAGCTACAGCACGTTTGATACCAATGCCAGGGACGCCACTGTAACCATCAGTCTGATCACCTGCAAGCGTCTGGATCAGGTGCCACTTCATACCCTCTTCCGGCGTGATGTCTATCACTTCGTCAAGATTGTACAAGCGTCCAGGGATCTGTCGCATGTCCTTGTCGGGAGACACGATGATGTTACCTGGGTTAGCTGTAGCGTAGATACCCATGGCATCATCAGCTTCAAGCTCAGGCATCCTGATAACTTCGTACTGCTTACTCAGTTCTGTGATTACGCGGCGATAACCGCAGGGCTTCTTTCTATTTCGATGACCCTTGTAATCTGGGTAAATTTTTTTCCGAAAATTTTTAGAGTCACTGAAGAACAATACCATTTCTGGTACGTCCCACATAAAGTTTGTCTTGATCTTGCTCAGCTCACGCTGTACATTAGATAGTGCCTCTGAAAACTTACTAACAACCAAGATGACATCATCTCCGAAGTCAATCTCATCTTCAGCTCCGGCGCAAGACTTGTAAACGATATAGTCGGCGTCAATGAGTAGTTTCATCAGTGGACCTCCGACCAGTCCCTCCCCTGCTTAGCTTCTGCTGCGATTGGGAGGCGTAGTGAATAGTACTCTCCAGCCGCTTGAGCGCTTTGTACCAGGGATGCTGATACCGCGTCTGCGTCCACTGGGTCGCACTCGAATTGTAATTCGTCATGTATAAAAGCGAGCTGTGAACAACACAACTCTTTGGTGTTTTCGTGATTGATTGCCATCCAACGCTTTGCGATCACACCAGCTCCTGACTGGAGCAGGTAGTTCAAAGCTTTGTGAGGGCTGTCAACGGCAATCTTCCGTTTGTCTATCGATCGAACAAAGCCCTTCTCAGACGCCGTTTTGATTGCCGCAAGAAGTTCCGCAAGTCCATCAATAGCAGAAACAAACGCCTGCCTGATCTCCTTGCCGTGTAGTTTCGCATTGCGATCATTTAGGGAAGAGTCGAAGGAGTGTCCAATTTTGGCGTCACCTGCACCGTAGAGGAAGGCGTAAGTGACTGTTTTAACTTGGCGGCGGCTGATTCCAATTCGGTCTGCGTTGACCTGATGGATGTCTCCGTTGAGTAGTACGTCCGCGTAGCGTCCCTCATCATATTTAGCGAGGTAATGTGCGAGCATCCGAAGCTCGATGCCGCTAAGATCGGCACCCACCATAACTTGACCAGGGGATGCTTGGAATAGTTTTCTGAATTCTGGGTCACTTTTTACCTGCCCGAGGTTTGGTTTACGGTGTGCACATCGGTGCGTGTTTGTAGCTACTGAGCAGTGATGATGAATACGATTAGCACTCGTACATAGCTTCAGCCATGCGTTCGTGCCTTCCGAGATCATCCCCAAGCTCTTCGTAATATCGAGACACTTCAGAAAATCCATCGCAATCGGTGTCCCAATATCCTTGAGAATCACTTCGTCGATGATGGGCTTCCCAGTAGGTGTCAGTTCCTTTGGCTTCCAGCCATGAAATGTTTGCAGGATCCATGAAATATGGTCTCGTGAAGTAGGATTTAGTTCCTTGAGCTTTGTGAATGAGCATCCTTCAATGTATCCAGATGTTTTGTTATTTCGTTTAGGAGTGAATTCCGATCCGAAGACGTAAGGGTGCCTGTCGCGTAGTAGCTGATAAGTTTCTTCAAGTTCTGTTCTGAGAGAAGATGCAAGTTTCCATGCAGCTTCTGTGTCAAAATACCATCCATGAAGTTCTTGTTGGGTGAGTATTTGTGCAACTTGGTGTTCTAGCGCGACCCACTCAGGTATGGGCGGAAGTGATCGCATAGTTTTTTAGTTACGTTAACATCTTGTATGCAATAGTCTTGCATTTCTTGTGACCATTCAGACCAGTCGGCATCTTTACCAAACTCACCCTTGTGCTCACCCAGGCGGTGACCATAAGCCTCAAGTGAATGACGTCCGTACAGTTGTAACGGCATGTTCTTCCACTTGTGTTTCATGTCTGTGTCACGTAGGTCCGTGTGATACAAGCGTGATAGGAGCAATGTGTCTACAACCAAGGCGGTTGGTGTGAACCACGGGTAAATCTTGCGAAGACAGGGGATGTCATACCCGATGATGTTGTGCCCCGCGATGACCTCAGCGTCTTCCAGACGTTGAACGCCGCGTGTAATCGGCTCAGCATTGCCTTCGTCATTGTAAACGAGCGTCTCATCAGTCTCCGAATCGTAGATGACAAGACAGTGGATCCGGCTAACATCATTTAGAAGTCCGTTGCTCTCCAGGTCGAATACCAGCATTTTTCCAGTGGTAAGTTTTGTCTACAAATTGTGCACGCTTTACCATCTCAGGCGTGGGAGGATTGGGTTTAGAAATCTGTTGTTGGGTCGAACTCGGCTTCTGGTTGAGATTCATTGAATTTACAGGTGGAAAGATCGTAAGTCAGTTGGCAGGCGACACCAACCTCGCCTGAATATCGATTTTTAAGGACTCGCACAGTCGTAGAGCTTGATTGAGATCCACTCTGCTGATCTCGCTCAAGTGCAATGCACGCATCGCTGAGTTGAGCAATAGAAGCGGATCCTCGTAGCTGTCCAAGTGTGACGCGTGCTCCCTCTTCATGGTTGACATCGGATGTAGTTCTCCGTAGATGTGATACAAGAAACAATGAAATACCAGTGCGTTCTACAAGAGATCGCAGCTTGGTCATGGTGGTATCGATCATCTTCCGCTCGTCGCCGTCAAGGCCAGACAGCAGGATAGACAAGTGATCAAGGAAAACAACACGGGTCTCAAGACCGGATGCCATATATTCGATCCGTTCGTAAATGTGATCCGGGTCGTATGACCCGAAGCCATCAAATAGGTGTAGATTCCATTTGTTGATAGTTTTGTCGAACGCATCTACTAGCTCAGATCGATCATGCTCTCCAAGGTGGAGGCTTCGTCCGACTGCTGCTGACATAAGTCCGAGAGCTGTACGGCGGTTTGACTCTTCAAGTGCCAGGTAACCGACCCGTTCTCCTTTGTTAAGCAGGTTAGTACATAAGTCACGACAGAAGGACGATTTGCCAATCCCTGATCCTGCAGTAATCGTGACAAGCTCTCCGTACCGGATCCCGTGAAGCTTTGATTGTAGTCCTTGAAATGGATAGTCATGATCTGATGGTGGAGACGGAGTTGTAACAACATCGAGCAGTGTTTTTGCGTCGATGATGCCGTCAGGTTTGTATTGGGTGTGTTCGTAGTTACATACAGCTCGGATAGCCTCGCTGTCGTTAGCCTGTAAAGCGTCTGAGGCGTCCTTGTAGTCCTCTAGAAAGCCGATGAACACCTTGCCAGGTGGTAACACACCGGCGGCGTCTTGCGCGGCCTTCTGGCCGGCTTCATCGTTATCAAAGAAAAGGACGATCTTGTCATAATAATTGATCCATTCATAGTTATGTTGGATCGCTTTCTTTGCAGCAGGTGCACCGTTCGGGATGGAGACCACGTCCCAGTTGGGTTGTGCTTCCCAGATGGACAATGCATCCATCTCACCCTCGCAGATTACTAGCTTCTGCTCTTTCTTCGTTGTCTTGTGTCGGAAGTTTTGCATTCCGAACAGGGTTTTTACCTCACCCTCACAACGAAACTCTTTGTCTTTGGTCTTGATCTTTGCGCCAAGTAGTGAGCCAGAGCTGTTGTAGTAATGGAAGCGTAGTTGTTCTCCGTCCTTATAGGCTTTGAACAACTCACAGGTTCGTTCTGAGATCCGTCGCTTCTGCAGCCTTCCGGCTGAGCCTTGTAGGTGGACATCTCGCATGTGATGATTGTGGAAACTTTCGGTGCCATCACCTGGTGTATGAGTGTAGCACCTGAAACAAAAAATGTGCCCGTCGTCGTACAGGCTAGCTGCATCCGACGAGCCACAATGTGGACAGGACATGTGCCTGACAAACTCACTGGTCATAGGAGCCAGTTCAATGGGATATTTGCAAACGAGCACCAAGGTATGTCGAGTTTCTCGCAGTACTTGGCGTACGTCGTTTTACTTTTTTTAGAGATAGTGTTGTAGGGTGCCTGAAAGACCATGCGCAGATCAAGGTCAGGATGTTGAGTCTTGACTGCTTTGATCTTACGCCGGTCTGCAGAGTCCCAGTAACCTTTGCACTCCAGGTACACGCCATTTGGAAGAATAAAGTCCGGGCTGTACTTGTGTTCGATTACATAGGAGATCTTTTCGGTTTCGTATTCATACTTGACACCCAGCTCGACGAGAAGATCAGCAACCTTCTCTTCGAGTCGGGATCGGAAAGCCATTTAGCCAGTGGTCATACATTTCATCGAAGTCATTGTACCTTCAGAAGTCGTCTTCAGGTTCTCCTGCTTCGTTGGACACGTTAGGGTCACCGACCTTGAAGCCTTCGGTCTTGCCGAACAGCTCAGCCACGTCAGCTTCGTCCATGTCACCGGTGTCAACACCAGCGGAGGATGCAAGCGAGATGACCTGTACGGCCTTGAGCTTCAGGCTGGTGCCGTAGGTGACGCCATCCTTCAGGATGTAGGGCTTCTGGAAGAAAGCCAGCTTCACCTTGGAGCCACTGTACAGCGGCGTGCTTTCGTCAGTGATCAGCGTGCCTTCGGTGTCAACCACAGGCGGCTTGGTCTCGTCATTCCAGGTGAACTTGACCTGGTACTTGCCCTCAGCTACTTCCTCCCAGGGCTCAGGCTTCATGACCGAACGCTTGGGATTCTTGAGCTTGGATTCAGCCCACTTCAGGGACTCGGTGCGGTCAGCTTCCAGCTGATCCACGACCTCTTGGCCGACCACAGCCATGAGCTTGTAGCCGAACTTACCGGGTTGCAGTACAGCCTGATAACCTTCAAGGACAACGGGCTGTTCAGTTTTGATGATGGTGCGTGCCATTTAGCAGAAGAAATAGGTGGATTCAATAACCGATGATGGTTCTAAGTCGTCAATCATCGGTGGGTCAGTCTCTGCGCCAATCTGTTGCGCAAAGGATGTTAGGTAGTCATGCTCCGCAAAGAGGTGCATGTATGTTTCACGAACAATGGCTGAAAGTACAGACATGTCAGTAGCACGACATAGAACCGAGTCGTGTATGAGGGAAATCGGAGCGTCGAAGCGTAATGCAGATAGGTGCAGGAGTGATGCATCAAGGGAGTGAATAAGATTTGGCGCTGTTGCGTTCTTGTGGTGGTTCTTATCTACCTTGTCGCTATCACCTGTTGAGACTTTGATCTTACACCGACCGAGTAACTGAAGCTCAATAGTTTGTACTTCAGGTTTCATCAGCCGTTGTGTGACACTGAACCCAGATGGTGTGACCCATGTAAGCTCATTCAGACCACGGTCAATAGCATTACCGACCTCTGACTCAATCCAAGACATCACAGCCATGGGTCCAGGCACAATGCGATCCATTGCAGCCCGTACGGCCTTGACAGTCTCAGTCAAGTCATCTTTCTCAACTTCGACGCCTTTTTCCTTCAATGCCTCACGTATGTATCCACGATTGGAGAACGGTTTAGCATTGTAAGGTACGGTCATCACTACTCTTTTGACAGTTTTTCTGTCCATGTGAGGCTTGACCGTTGCTGGTACATGAGGTGCAGCCGCTTCTGCGACAACCTTGTACGCATCCTGAGGTTTATCAGAAGGCAGTACGTTAACCAGCTTAGCAGTGGATGCATCCCTGGCAAGACCTGCCAGGATTTGGAGACCACTACATGTAGCGTCTGTAGCTACAGGCAGAGATGTGTGTTGTCTCGTACATGCTATCACACATGCATGATACTCCTCACATGCTGCCAGGAACTGCCACGGTTCATCTGCGACCTCCCATTCAGGAAGGTTACCGATGGGATCTGTTGCGACCTTGCTGATGATTGTGACGTTGTCACGTACCCAGGCTAGTCGTTCAGACATGGGAGCCTTGTCAAGTCCATACGTTGTAGCAACTTGGAAGGCTAACCATTCCTCAGCTTCAGGTGTCATAAACGACATCTCATGAAACTTAAGGAGTGACTTACCGAAATCTGTATCTTGAGGTGTCAAGAAAGCAGGGATAGGGTAGGCACGTCCACGATAATCAAACGACCACGGAATGTAGAACTTCTCGTATTGTTTGAATATCTTCACTGCGTTCATGGTCATACGTGTACGACATGACTTCTGAAACGCATTTGCATTGATGTTACATACCTCAGCAGCTCTGCGACGGTAGTCCTTGCGTGACTCTGCATTATCTGCAATGTCAACAGGCTTGGGTGGGAGAGGTACTTCTACGACAGGGATGAACTTACCTACCTCAATACCACGTTCTTGAAATGTTTCTGCAACATCTACGATGAACGTGTTGAGGGTGTATCCGACCTTCTGAATCTTGTTCAGAAAGTCCATTGGAGTTTCTCCCTGTATACGGGTGGGATCGCCCCGCCGTACCATGTCATGACCACGCATGACCTCGTTAAGCAAGTAACCACCAGGGGTCTCGTTAGTCCAGTCGTTTGGTTCGATCAGCATCGGCCAAGCCAGTGGGCTGAACAACTCAGCGTTGGCTAACACCTCGTCCTTGATCTCCATGAACTCAGGAGTCGGCACGATGTAGTTGTGTGTCTTCCGACCCTCACGTCTGGTTTCACGCATGAACCAGTGACTTGCCTCTACAACACAGTCAATGAGCCAGCCACCAAGCCGAACTCGGTTGGCTCTACCCCAACATTGCCAATGAGGTACATCATATCGGTTCATCAATGTAGTGATGACCTTGACTTTTTGGTGTGTACCTATTGACTTGTGGAAGTAGTTCTCTTTGATTGTATGCAGCAAACCAGGCACGTTACGTTCATAGTAACGCATCATGCACTCGTTCTCTAGTCCTTGACCAACAGCATCGGCTACATTTTGCAGGACACTGCTGCCTTTCTTTGGACTGAAGATCCTATCAAAGCATACCTTAGAGGTAATAGCTGCTGCTGCTTCTGGCTCGATGTCCATGAGATAGCGTTGTATCTCTTTGAAGTTAGCACCAGTCTTACCTTCTTTTATCCTGTTGTTAGTTGCTTGAATACGTGCAACCACAAGAGGGATAAGATGCTCAATAGAAGCCACGCCGTACACACTAGCTGATGCGTACTCTTTGGCTTCAAGGTTAGCTGTGTTGTCACGTAGTTGCTTGAGTCCTTGACGTATTTGTTCACGTTCAAGCTCGACTTGTTCTTTGATTTCTGCTGGTGTAGGCAATCACCCCTCGTATGTGGTGGTCAGGTCATCGATCACCTGCTCATGCAAGAGCTGGATGATTTCATCTTTGTGTGGATGCATGTTGATCTCGTCAATCAAAGTGTCGAGACGAAAGTTGAAGGTGGCGTCATTCATCGTCGTCAGGTCCTACGTAGTGAAGTGCGTCGTGTGTACATACAATGAACTCATGTGTTTGTTCGTCCATGAGTTTGAGTATCTTCTGTTCGGCGGCATGTTGCCGCTTGTAGATGTACTCTTTGGTCTTGAAGTTTTTGAGGTTAGTGGTGCGAATGATACATGCTACATCAGCAGGTAACTCCCAGCCAGCAACCTTCCACTCCATGATCTCCTCAAAGGTGTGAGGTTGGAACGCCTCATCAGGTGCGTCCTTGAACATCTTCCAGTTGTTCGGGTGGTAGGGTTTCTTACCATTCATGAGTTCTAAATACGTTGACTAGGGTAACACTGCGATCCATGGACAACTCTAAGGCATCCCATGCGGCTTCCTCAGAGTTGGCGGCGAGTATAAACATACTCTCGCCACTAGATAGCGTCACGCAATACTCATGTAGTCTTGGGCTTTGCAGCCCGACGTCGAGCTGGTCTTGGTTTGGGCTTTGCATCAGGCTCCATGCTAATGTAAACATCTCGTGTAGCTAGCTCCTTGTAGATTGAATCCCAGCGATGGTTCTTGTCTCCGTAGTGATGTAGCCAACAAAGAATAGCGTTCTTGATAAAGTAGTTGTCGTCTAGTGATTTACTTTTTTCCATAGTATTTAGATGTGATTCGGTTGGAGCGCTGCCAGATGATAGCAGTGCTGAACAATCCTACCATACCGATGATGGCAAAGATGATGTTTGATTCAGACCAGATCATTTGTAAATAAGTCGGTTGTTGAACTTGAAGGTGGCTGCAACTTCCACTGCAACCTTGTCTTTTTCTTGAAGCTTGCGGTGAACATAGTTCACACACTTACTCTCTGACCAGCCAGTAGCTGATGACATGGCTGAGATTTCCGTGCGGAAAGCGTGTGTATACTTACTGCGTGAAATACGCTTGTACACACGATCATCGTCAGACTTGAGGTGATAGTAATTCACTTGCAATAAGAAGGTTCAACTTTACAGAGGTGGTCCATGCGTTTGTCTTGCATGTCCTTGAGGTGATCCATGGCTGTCAGGCCGATGTGTAGCCCCAGCAAAATGATGATTGTGGAAAATGCGATTCTCATTCGGTGTCCTCGTCCGTGATACCATCCAGATAATCTGCGATCATATAGAATGGCATGTTGTTTTCATAACAATCAGTTAGACAATCGTACCACATGTCGATGTTTTCTTCGATGATGGTTGGGTTCATGGGAAGACAGCAGCGTCGTTTGATACATAGGAGACAGCACGCATGAACGTGTTGCCTATCTTACCTGTGATGCTTTGCATCTTTGACACGTTACCATGTGTGTCCAGGGTGATGTGCTTGTCCTTGAGACATGTAGTCAGCTTGAACACAGTAGGCTGTGCGTAATACTTGTCAGTGTGGATCATGATAAGCGAGTG